AGATGTGTACGCCCTCCAACAGGCAAGTAAAGACGTTGGCGTAGACTGTACGATTAGGTCCTTGTAATATAAATAACCATGAGTATAATGACAACAATGGATATAGATGAATTACTATACGAAGCAGAAAATGGTAAACGTAGTGCTATCTTAACCAGGATTACACCTGAAGCACAACCCTTCTGGGATGGCTGCGAAGAACGTGTAAAGAATGGTACACCAATTAAACCTTACGTTGTATCTAGGTTACTCAAAGAACATTTTAATATAAAGATAAGTGAATCAGCAGTACGACATCACTTCGAGAACATAGCAACGCATGGCTAAATCAGATAAAGAGATTAACAAACTTATAGCGGAAGCTGAATCTCATAAAATTCAAGAACTTAAAAAAGATAATCTACGCTTACTTAAACAATTAGAAAAAGCTAAGAATAAAAAAGCTGATATGATTGACGCTGTATATCAGGCAGTTTCTACAAACCTACGGACGTGGGACAAACCTAAAATACCTAAACCTAAACTACATAAAAAAACTAAGAACGAAGAAGTTGCAGTAGCTGTATTAAGTGATGTGCAATTAGCAAAGGTAACACCAGATTACAATACACAAGTAGCAGAAGCACGTGTAGTTGAATACGCAAATAAAATAGTAGAGCTTACTAATGTACAACGTTCAGCACATCCAGTTAATAAATGTGTAGTACTAGCAGCTGGAGATATAGTAGAAGGTGAGCTTATATTTCCAGGTCAAACACATCTCATAGATGCTAGCTTATATAACCAGGTAACTATTGACGGTCCCAGAATATTAACAAAATTTTTTGATACATTGCTAGCAAACTTCAATGAAGTAGATGTTCATTGGGTTATAGGTAATCATGGCAGCCTTGGTGGTAGAGCACGTAAAGATTATCATCCAGATTCCAATGCAGATAGAATGCTTGGAAAGATTATGTCTATGATATACAAAGATGAAAAGCGTATGACATGGACTATACCTGATAGTACAGGTGATAATCACTGGTTTGATATAGCTAATGTAGGCGAAGGATGTAAGTTTTTTGTATGGCATGGTGATAACATACGTGGTCATTCAGGTTTTCCCTGGTATGGCTTTGGTAAGAAACTGTTAGGATGGAAAGCATTAGCTAGTCGAGGCCTCATGCCCGACTTCGACTACGCTATTGCTGGTCATTTCCATACACCTACAACTATGTACGTGAATGACGTACGGTTATGGGTTAATGGTTCTACTGAATCATACAATACATATGCATTAGAACAGTTAGCTAGTATGGGAAGGCCATGTCAATGGTTATTGTTTGCTAAACCAGGTGCAGGAGTAACTGCAGAATACCTAGTAAAGCTTGCAAATGAGGAAATATAGGGCATATAATATACATATGATAGACAATATTGTCAAGTCTAACTGGAAATTACAAAGTATAGAGTACAGTGGTTTAGGCAATAAGCCACACTTTATATTAATGAATGACAGTGGTGACTTTAAATTAGTACCTGTAGAAATAGGTATATATAATTTAAGGAAACTGTTAGGCTTAGAAGAAGAATAGTCTTATCTTTGTGTTCGTCACTACCTGACTCTCACACAAAGATAAAATAAGAAGGGAAGTTATGAGTAATAACGTTGACTTGCTATCTCCATTTCCACAGGAGTTAGTTCGTAAAGCACCCGCAGGAAAGTTCGGTGATTATGTGCCACACGCACATTATGTAGAACGCCTAAGGGACAGTGGAGTAAAATACAGTTGGTTCTGCGAACCTATATACAGTACATACAATGGAGAGAAAAGAATTGTAGGTGCTAAAGGTATTATAACTATTCATGATGGAGAACATATGGGAACATATGAAGGCTTCGGTGATATAGATACATTTAAGCTAAGCAATGCTAAGTTTAATGATGGCAGCAACCTTAAAGACGCAGAGTCTGATGCATTTAAACGTGCATGTATGAGGTTTGGCCTTGGCGTAGAGCTATGGTCAGGCAGCAAACAATCAGAAGAAGAGGCTACAGCAGCTACTGAACCTGAAGATAGGGTAGAAGTAAGTAAAGTAGACATGCGTAAGAAAGAACATAAACCTACACCAGAAGATATTAAACGTATGAATGACATAATGGATAGTATCGTAGGTGAAGGTACAACAGTAGATGATGAGATACAACCTTATCCTAAAGACGAAGCACCTTTCTAATGCAAGATGTAAACTTTATAGCTAGCACTATACATGCAATGACTGAAGGTATTCAGAACAAGGAAACATTGCAGCGTATTATAGGTACTGCTAACGAGTATGCACGTACAATGAAATACCCTATGTCTAAAACAGATTGGACAGATGAACAAGTAAGCAAGTACTTTGCTATGATAGAACGACTTGTTGATATGCCAGTTGAATATACACAAGAGCAGTTTGATGAGTTATCATTAGAAGATAAACTTAAGGCTGCAGGCCTTGAAGCAACAGACAAGACAGATGGTTTACAACAACCTGGTGGTCTTATCGGAGAGGTCGTAAAAGACATGGAAAAACAAAACAAATATCGTGATGACTTAAAATGTCCATATTGTCAAGCAATGGTATATGACAATCGTAACAGTAAAAAGTCAGATAAAAGTCCAGACTTTACATGCAGTACTAATGACCCTGTAGAATGCGGAGGTCATACAGGTAAGTGGCGTAAGTCATGGTGGTTAGACAACAGCGATATACCAAAGGAGTGGAACATATGATTCCAGAATCATTTAGAGGTGAAGCAATACCAGCTTACATTAAAAGCAAGACGCAGTTAGTAGCGTATGTATTGACCAGATACATGGGAGAAAGTCCTATAAGTAACTGGGAGTTTGTAGCTGAGTTATACTGCCATAGATTCGGTGGTATTATACATAACCTTAGGCAGGAAGGTTATAAGATAACAACTTTACCTAGTAAAAAACGTGGACTTGTACATTATTTTTGTACAGAAGTTCCAACAAAAACTTCTGCCATTAGCTAATGATAGAAATATTAGTCAGTTGTTTTTTACCTATGGTTCTAACAACTGACACTTTACCTGAGTATCGTGAATGTATACAAGTACAAGAAAATATACTTCATGTATCTGAACATACTGAAATGTTATCCAGGTATTTTAAAGAGGAAGACATCCCTCGTGCATTAGGTATTATATACTGTGAAAGTAGCGGCCGCCCGCAAGCTATCGGTAATAATACTAACGGTACCAGGGATGTTGGACTCTGGCAGTTTAATGATGATACATGGGCTTGGTTAAAACCTAAGCTTGGTATAATAAGTAAACGTACTAACCCAGAGGTATCAACTGCAGTCGCAGCATGGTTAGTGTATAATGATGGTTGGCATCATTGGAACAGTAGTAAACATTGTTGGAAAGGAACTGATAATGATTTGTTGTGGACACAAACTAGACAGAGTATGCGTGGTAACTGACCAAGTATATTGTGATTATTGTGAGAAAGTGTGGGGTCATGTAGATGACATGGTCTAACGTAAACAAACAGTTTAGAAAAGAAATAAATAAAATACTTAATCTTGTATGTGAAATATGCGGTATAAGTTATATGACTGATTTTACATTAGTTAAGTATTGTAATGATTGTATAGAAAAATTAGAAATGGAGATGGATAATCTTGAGTGGGAATAAACCATTTGATGTAAATCGTGTAAACATTTTTACACACCCTAAGTACATGAAAGTATGGGCACAGCAGTTTAATAAAGCATGCGGTAGTGATACGTTTAAAGTAAAACCTGACATGCAAAAGCTTAGGTTCTTAATGGATAAATTTGTAACAGATTATAACTATCACTTAGAACAACTAGAAGGAGAAGAAGAGTAATGGTATATAACACATCAAACACTAGATTTGCTAGTGCAACAGAGTTATATCATATAACGCCAGACGCAACCAGAATAAAATGGTACGAGTGGTTAAACGAAAAGGCAACAGAGGCAGATAACGCAAGCACATTTGGAGGTAAACGTTTACTAGGAGTAACAGATAAAGGTAATCCTATGTGGGTTACTATGACTATAGAACGTGATACATTAGAAATGACTATCACACTTACACATGAACTAGATACAATACGTAAATCTAAGTTATGTCCTAGAAAAATTGAAGTAGGTAACAATGAAAGAATACCTAACATAGAACACGCTATGCGTCCTGCTACAAAGACAGACCATGGTGAAGTAACACAACGTACATTAGATTATATAGAACAACTTATAACATTAAATGAAAGTCAAATACATTACACAAAAGGTAAATGTAATAGCTTAATGTTCTTAAAAGCTGCACATTGTATATACAACGGCAGTCCTGATAAAGGTAAATTTAGAGCACAGGATGTTATGAAAACATGGAACTTACCTAAGGGAAGTTACTTTATAATAGATTAATGAATGGGTTATCAGAGATACGTGAAGAAGCTATGCAGCGTGCTAATAATCAATGTGAATGGGCATACTGTAATGATAACAAATGGTTAGAACTTGCACATATACAAGGTATAGGTATGGGCGGTAATAAGAAACGTAAATTTGATATTAATAATGTAGCTATATTATGTAAGCATCATCACGATATATATGATGGAAGACAAAGAGTCGGAACTAGCGTAGCATATCGTGATTTACTTAAAGGTTTTTTAAAAAGAGAACAGACTATCTAAACTTTGGACGTTAGTATTACTTACTTAATCCTAATTTTTTAAGTCCTTTATTAAAAGCTACTGCTTGTTTGTATGCTGAACGTCTAGTAACAAATGCTTTATCCATTGTTCTATATGCTTTGTCAGTAGGAAATCCTTCAGTCTTACCATGTCCATGTGTACCTATTAATTTACCCATCTCTACATACATATCATCAGCACGGTCACCTTTACGTAAAGCTTTATCACGCAATGCTTTGTGCTGCTTCATACGTTTATTTAGTTCTTGTTTACCAAGACCTGAATATCCAGCACCTACTCCTTCGTAATGACCAGGCATTATTTATTTAATTTAGTCCCACGATTTTTGACATTTCTATCTTGCCAAGCAGGAACATTAGTTTTAGTTTTTGGTGCAGGCATTATTTAGAAATTTGTTTCTTAGCGTATGTTTTAACAACTGCTAACGCAGCTCCACCACCAGCTAATGCTGCTAGTTGTAGTGTTTCTGCTTCTACACCGACTAATGGTGCAACTGTTAACGCACCTATAAAGGCTTCAATGAAAGTCCATACGGCTCTCTCTACCATGTCTTTTAATTCTTCACTCATTTTATAACTCCATGCTTCATTCCAAGGAGTCCACGCAACGTCATTCTTAAACGTCCCATCAGAATTTCTTTTTCGTTTGAATTTCTCAAACATTATCTATCCTTGTTAAGTATAGCACCTATACCTACGGCACCAAGAGTAGTAAACAACTTACCTTTACCCTTACCTTTGCCTTTTATTTTAGATAATCTTTGTAAACGTTCTGCATTCTTTTGTGCTTGCCTTGATGTCATACCTTGTGCAACACCATCATCAAATGCTTTTTTCATACTAAAACCTTCATTAGATACAACAGCTTTAGGTGCATCAGGTGTAACAGAACCTACTTTATTACCTGATACTTTACCACCAGCACTAAAGTTTTTAACATCTCTACCACCTGGTGTTTTAAATTGTACAGCAGGTTTAGGTTGTAGTATGTTACCTTGTTTATCTAGACCTGTAAACGTAGGACCTCCTGGGTCTTTACTAGCTTTGCCTAATATACCACCTGTTTCTCCAAACATTGGGTCACGGTAATCATAAGGTTTAATTCTACCTTTATATGGCTCACCAGATGCATTAGCTTGTGCCATTGCTTCAGTGTATACACCAGCTCTTTCAGGACTACCAACACCAGCACCTTCACGTAATGCTTTTTCTACTGATGCTTGTGATTTAGAACTTCTAGATTGTGAGTATTCACCATCTTTAAGTTTATCGTATGGTATTTCTCTAGATTCTAAACCTGTTTTAATAATTGCTTCTGATGATTTAATACCAGGACCTTTACCTTTAGAAGTAGTAGGTAATGGTTTAGCATCTTCAATCATATATTCTACATTACCTGGGTCTATTTTACCTCCATGAGCTTGTGTAACTCTTTGACGCAATGCTTTAGTTTCATATGTATCACCCATTGATTCTTGTGCAGCTTTAGATACTTTTAATTCTTTTTTAAGTTCACCTTGTAATCTACTTATTTCACCAGTAGCTTTCATTTCTCCAACACTATCACCAGATTTAATTGCTGATTCTAAATTAGATATTTCTTGGTCTATTGCAGATTCAATAGCTTCTTCTACACCACGTTGTGGTGATAACATTTGACGTTGTTGTCCTTCGAAAGGTACAGATTGTTTATCACCAACAGGTCCAAATTGTGTAGGGTCTGATAAAGGACCACCTGCAGTAGAACCACCACGATAACCAGTGCTAGCAAGCTCATCCATTTCTCCACCAATAAAATCCATCTTTCTTTGTTTTCTTAAAGGGTCACCACCAGATGGGTCATACTCAGGGTCAGATTCTATATAATCAAAACCACCTTCATCACTATATAATTTTTTACTTTTAGGTATTTTAACCATTATGTTATTCTCCTGCCGTCTAGTTTAGCAGACAAAGTTTGTACTTCACCACTTATCTCTTGTAATTTTTCCATTACATCAGATGTATTTTCTGGTGTATTAGTTACATCACCATCATAATCTATGTAAGTAACTTCTACATCTTGTCCAGATTCAATAGCTGCTGCAACACGTGGATACACAAACTTGTATGCATCAACACTGCTACCAATAAACCCATCTTTAGCTATACGATTGTTAGTTTGTGTGTTACCTAGGATTAAACACCCTGCTGTATGCTCATCAGTATTACCTGTATGCCATAATATATATTCAAAGCCTGGTACATCTTGAACCCATATCATACCTTTATGCATGGCACCATACTTACCTACATATCTACTATGAAACCCACCTTCAGTACGTAGTTTTAACTTGTATGTACCTGCAGGAATCCTTGTTTCACCCCAAACTTTAACGTCACGTTGTTCATCTTCTAGTGTATATGCAAGAAACGTACGTTTACCATTGTTAATTTCAAATAGCAAACCAGACGTAGAATCTTTACCACTACTAATTCTTAATACTTCATACTTCAAGTTGTACTCCTTGCCATACTTTGCACCAACCATATGGTGCTACTTCTTCAATAAACTTAGTACAATAATTATTAACGTAGTGCATACAATTACTGCAGTACTGTCCAGGTTTAGGGCTATTGACAACGTATGCTCCAGGTAGATTGTGCATTATTTCTTTTTAGATTTCTTTTTAGCTTTATTTTTTTTGCTATTAGGAAAACCTTTCTGCATATCAGAATAAGCTTTTTTAGATATAGTAGAATTTTTTTTAGACCTACTTGTACCTGCTTTTTTTCTTTTATTTATATTATGATATAAACCTTTTTTTGCCATATTACCACTTTACCTTATGTGACCAATATTTTGCAGACAATTTAGATTTAGGTTTACCTTGTGCATTATGTCTAGCATAATAAGATTTCTTACGAGCTTTATCTTTTTTAGATTTAGGGTTTTTACCCGCACCTTTAACACCTTGTTGGCCAAATCTAATTAGTTTATATGTATCACCTTCTTTAGCCATAACAACATGTGATTTTGTTTTATGACTAGGTGTACGTTTTGGTTTGTTAACACCTTTAAGTCCATGTTTTTTCATTGTGTTTTTAACACGTTCTGGCACTGCCATTATTCCTCCTCACAAAAAGAACTGCCATGTTTGCAATTGCATACTTGTACAAATGAACCATCTGGTTTAGTTGTAACCATACACATTACCTACTGACTTTCTTTGCACCACCTTGTGGTTTATCTTTTCTAAATCCTATAGTTAATAACCATATGACTAATGTAATTATAGTAGCTAATCCAGTAATTTGTTGAGCACTACCTGTTAACGTAAGGGTAGCTATAACTAAACCAACTAAAGTCCAGCTAAGATTAAGTGTTTCTTTGATTATTTCTATTAACCAATTCCATACTTTTTTAATTACTCTTTTAATCATAAGGTTTTCCTAAATACGAAAGCCGCCATAGTAGCTATTCTAGTCAAAATAACTGGGACTACAACTTCTTGAGCTTTTTCCTTTTGGTCTGTAGTCATATCATCCCCAATAGTTGTAAGGTTTATTTCCTCTACATCAATATCTACAAAAACTTCTATAGGATTTTCTATAAATGCTTCGTATTGTATTTCTGTAACAACATCAGCTAGGGTATAATCTTCTACGTCTGCATTTTCTACAGCTCTTTCCACGTATTCTTCTACAGCTTCTGCTACTACAGTATCTGATTTAACAGCCTCTGCAATAATTTCAACATCTTCAGTTTCAACTGATAATACCTCAGCAACAACCTCAACTTGTTCCTCTGTAAGTTCTTCAACATTTTCAATTGCCTCCTCGACAACAGCTTGTACTATTTCTTGTACCTCTTCAGTAGCTTTATCTAAATTTTGTACGCCAACATCATTAACTTCTTCAAGAACTTCTACAACTTCTTCGGTGGTAGCTTCTTCAACGACAATATCCTCAACGATTTCTTCAACTTCAGATACTGCTTCAACGACTTCTTCCTCAGAAAGTTCTTCTGCAGGTTCCTCCTCAACATCTTCCTGTATTGGCTCATCCAAAACTTCCTCGATAACTTCTTCATCTTCCACCACAACAACAACATCATCTTCTAAAACCTCTTCCTCAATAATAATTATAACTTCTTCAGGTATATCTAACTCTATAACTTCTTCTACTATTTCTATAATTTCAATAGTATCTTCGATTTCCTGTATAATATCTACAAATTCTTCTAACTCTTCTTCAGATAAATCCTCAAGAGGAATAACACTATCCTCAAGCTCTTCTAATATAAGTAATTCTTCTTCAGCATCTATCTGTTCCTGAATTAAACGCTCTTCTTCAGCAGCAATCTCTGCTTCAATAGCAGCTATCTCTTCTTCCGTGAGCTCAATAACTTCCTCTTCAATAATCTCCTCTGTGATGGTGTCATCTTCAAGTATCTCTTGGTCCAGCTCATCATCTATTTCCTCTTCGACAATATCAACAACATCATCAGGTACATTACTGCAATCACTGGGCTGATAACCAAACCAATCTCCACTTTCTACGGCTTCCAAATATTGTTTATACGATAAAGGATTATTTGGGTGTTCACATCCATTTTTATCCCAAGCCAAGTACGTAGTGATACCATCTTCGACCACATCTTCCGCCTTAGGTAGCGTTGTCGTTGTTGTGGTGGTAGTAGTTGTTGTCGTACTAGATGTCGTTGTAGGAGGTATATAATCATAATCATATAATACACTTTTAACTGGTGTAAAGTCGCTAGTTGTACCATTAGTATCGTGAAATGCTTTTACTTTTGAGTATATGTTTTGATTATCTACAGACAAATTAGTATATAAATACTCTGCAGTAAACGTATGACTACGCCAAGCTAATGCTTCTGTAAAACCAAACGTAGTTTGTATTGATACATCATCAGCAGATTCAGTAAGTCCTATATAAACTATGTAATATTCTGGTGGATTATCTTCGTAGCCGTCACTTTCTTGCCAACTTACTGTAATACTTCCATCATTAGAGTTAATAGAAATACTACTATCATAAGGTGTTTGTGTTTCAGTATGATACGCATATACAGGAGTAGCTATTAGTAATACTGCAGCTACAACAGCTAATAACTTTTTCACATTAAGTTATTGATTAACACCACCAATGCTGAGATTGCAACTAACCAGCCCGATAACTCTTGTCTTGATATTTTTTGATTAACTTTTTCGTGTAACTCATCTATACGTTTATTAATGTCTTGTTGTCCTTCTAATATAAGTTGTAACATTTCTTTTTGAGTAAAACCGTTGCCGTTATGGGAGGTCATCACCAGTCCATTCTTCAAACTCAGTATCCCATTCATAGGTATATTGTTCGTAATTAACTAAATGTTTAATATAATTTACTATATCTCTACTACAATAACCAAGAACAAATATAAATAGAAAATCCATAAATCGGATTATATCATATCATCATGATTTTTCACTACTTGGTCATATCTTTCTGACCTATAGCTTAATAACCTATTACCTTCTATATGCCAATCATCTCTACTTGTTTGTTCTTCTAAATTTAATTTAACTTTATCTACAGCTACAGGTAGCAAAGTGATTAATGGAGTTCCTTCTTCTATAATTAACATATCTCCTATATCTAATCTTGGATATATTTCCATAGGAAAATTAATATTATGATAAACATCTGTTCTAACAACACCAGGTAATAATCTAAAAGGCCTATCTTTTTCGTTGTAAAAAGGGTCAAAGAACATTGTTTGTATATTTTCTTCAGTTTTAATTAACCAAGGACAATTAAGTTTAATTGCACCTCCTATTAATAATTCAGTTACACTTGTGTTTTCTATTTGATTTTGTGTATGATGTCCTGTAACTTCCCAACCTTCTATTTGACCATCATGTCCACTTGTTACAACTAAACCATTTTTAGTTTGATTAAATTTAATCCATGTCCATGCAGGAACTACAATACCTTGCGTTAATATATCTCTAACAGCAGGACAATTCTTTATATTACCTGCTTCTTCAGGCATCATAGGGTCATGAAATCTTTTCATTTTCTTCCACCAATCAGGTAGCATTCTATTTGCATTGACTGGTGTATGTGTGTCTAATAAATAATTAAACTCTGGTGTTAATGGTTTTAAACTAATTTGCAACTTTAATCCTTTCTATAAGTTTATCGTATATACCTAATCCTATAAGGTTTTCTGCTTGACTTCTTAAGTTCCAACCTGCACCAAATATACCTAATTCATTACTATCTATTTGTTTATCAAGATATCTTTGTACATTTTGTACTTGTTCTGTAAAAGTAATAGGTGCATTGTCTAAACAATTCCAACCTTTTTTTATAGCATGTTTCCAAAACGGTGTATCAAATTGACTACCTGCTGCATAATGCATCATAATTATTACATTAGTTTCATCAAACCACATGTCTAATTTTTGTTGTTCATAATCAATAGTATGTCCATTGTATATAAGGTCATATGTTTGTCTATTAATAAAGTCAATAGTTTCTATAGAAGTAGCTTCTAATGGTTCTAAAAAGAATGATGCGTTGCCATTATGTGATTGATACTCACTATAGTTTTGTCTTAATTTATAATTATTAAATGAAAGATTATTTATTTTACCGTCTGCTTCTTCTTCTAATAGGTTTAGAACTTCTTCTATATCTTTTTTAATTTCATCAACTGTATTAAATTTATCATTATACATATAACCTAATGACAATCTATTAGATAATGGAACACCAAATACCCAACCATAAGGTCTAGCTATAGCTAATGTATATTGTATCTTAGGATAATCCCATGGACATTGAACTACATAAGCTGAGTTAATAACCATATCATGTTGTATTGCAAACCTGTCATCCATAGTAGGTTTACCTCTACAATCAATTACATAATCAGTATCTAATTCATTTACATTTTTTATATGTTTATCTATGTAATTAACTTTATGTTCAATTTTTTCTTTTATAAAATTTTGTAAGCCTAATGCGTTAAAATGCCAAGCACTTTCAGGTATAGGAAAGTTATGAAAGTAATTATTTGCACCCCAGTTTTGATACATAATACCTTGTTTAGCATTGTAATTTATTTTAGATAACTCAAGCCAAGATAAATTAAATATGTTTGTTAGTAATTTAGGCAAAGATAATTGCGAACCTTCTCCTACTGCAGCCTCAGGTATATTGCTATCGTATATAACTTCTATTTCATCTTCTGTATAGTGTGAAAAATGTGCAGCAGTAATACTACCTGCAGTTCCTTTACCTAATATTGTTATCTTCTTTGACATTTATCTAATTCTTTTCTTGGGTAAGCAATAGAAGTTCTATTAAATATTTTAGTTATATTATTTTTGTAATGGGATATTTGATATGTTGATTGTACAAAATTTAAAATACTTTCATTAGGTACTATATGTACTAATTTTACAGGTTCGTTAAACAACACTTGTACAATAGGGTCACCTTGATTAACTTTACCGTTGCCTTTAAATGTATAATTTATAATTCTAGGATATTTACCTATAGGTATAATGCCTTCTGTCATTTCTAATGTAGATATATTTTGTAAAAATAATTTAATGTTTTTATTTTTTGTAAGAAAACAATAAGGCATTTGCATTACTTTATGTCCTGTATGCATTATGTTAAACATACGAGGCATTTCTTTTTCTACATATAGTTCATTATTACGTAGCTCAAACGATACAGGACTTTCTATATATGCTCTATGTTGATTATATTTAACCATTTGAGGACAACCAAATGTATCTTCATTGTATCTTTGTACAGGTAAGTATGTTTCTGAAGGAGGTAAGTCATTAGCATTTAAGACAAACCAATAAATTGTTTCCACCTAATTACTCCTAGCTTGCAGGTTGTGGTATTTCTACACCTTCTCCTGCTCTAGTCCAACCTTGTCCACCACTATCATATACAGCTTCGTCCCAATAATATATTTCTCCATTTTCTTCTGCTGCTTCAATAGAACCTAAAGGGTGTTCTTGTGGTGCATTCCATGTTATATAATCATCAGCTAATGTCCAGCTAGGAAAAGGTTTAACAGGAGAAAACTTTTGTACATCAGCATGCCATGTGTAATTAACATTTGCAGCATTAGTATCTTCTGTTTCTTGAATACAAGTCATACTAGGAAATGCAGCTTCTGCTGCTTCTACAGTATCAAATACTAAAATATTATCTACAATATTATCTGAACCTACAATAGCTACTTTCATTACAAACTATCTCCAAGATATTTAACATATACACGACCATTGCCGCCTGAACCTGGTGAGCTTTGATGTCTAGCAGAACCACCACCACCAGAACCATTACCATCTGTAGCAGAGTTACCGTTACCATTTTGACTACCATTACCTGCATTAGCACCACCTGATGCGTTTACACCTGGATAATCATTATAAGCACCTCCACCTCCGCCTCTACCATAACCATATGTAGAACCGAATTGATTAGTTTCATTAGGGCTAACACTACCTCCAGAGTTACTTCTATCGTAGTTTATTTGATTACCACCACTACGACCATTGTAAGTATTTTCTGATGTAGTTGTAACTAAACCAACATTTGAGCCTGAACCACCGTTACCACCCCAACCACAGCAGCCTCCTCCTCCACCGCCACCACCTGCGTTAGAGTTACCAAAAGCAGAAGTACCACCTGTACCTCCTCTTGGATTAGCACCTGTTGAGTTGTTGTTAGCACCATTACCTATATTGACATTATGGCTTTCATTTCTAGTCATTTTAAAAGAACCAAATACACGGCCTCCACCGCCACCGCCTCCGCCACCCCATTTACCACCTGCACCGCCTCCACCTACGACAAGTACAGTGTGTTCTTGGATGCCTAAAGCTCCATTATAAGTACCACTACTATTAAATTCTGCAACTATATCTTTGAACCCAATAGAACGTTTAGCTTTACGCCCAGAGTTCAATTGAGAAGATACTCTATATACTCCCATAGTTACTCTATTCTATTTCAACACCGAATACTGAACAAGCAAGATTTGTATCTGAAGCGTAAACTGCAATAACATCATCTGCATCCAATGTAACTCCAACAGTTAAAATAACTGAGTCATTAGCTGGAAGCGAACTGTCTTTTGCAAGATATTGTTTGTCATCTACTGCTGCACCATCTGCTGCAACTCTTACTCTGTAAGTAATAGCTGAGCCTGATAGATTAGCTAAAGTAATAGATGACACAATAGCTTGTTTTCCTGAACCAACTGTATAAACAGGCGTATCAGTAGTAGCCGCAGGATTGCTTTGTCCTAGTATCTTATATGTATTAGCCATATATCTCCTATATATCTGTTAGTAAAAGTGCTTCTTGCTCAAAAGCTAAAGCAATAACCCATGATGCTTTGTTTCCTGGGTCATCTTCTACTATACCTATCTTAGCACCAAAAAATCTTGTGACAAGAAATGCAAGATTAGGGTCAAAAGGTTCTGTACCTCCGCTAAAAGAAAATCTTGCTGCACCTAAAGGCATTATATGCCTTTAAGCAGTAAACCAAATTGTTGTTCAGAATCAGAATCTGCAAATGTTATTGCATGTATCCAGTTAACAACATTATTAACTTCTTGTTGGTCAGCTTGAGTACCTAAATGTCTTGTTAATAAAATTAAAGATATACCAGGTACAACACCTCCACCAGTATCAGGTAATAAATCTATATCTTCATCTATAGGTTTATTACCAATGGTATCTATTCCTAGACTACCACCTTCTTTCATAAGCAGTAGCATACTCATTATGCAAAACCATTTAGAGGATTAAGATATAAATCACCTTCGTAACATAATACACCTACAATATCTACTCCAGATGCTGTTTGTGTATAGCCTGTAGCTCCTGCAGTCTTAGGTGTTTTACTTACTCCACCTATTTGCCAAGATACTGCAGCAGTACCTGTTGTATTTTTTAAAATAAATGTTGCACTTTCAAGTAATGCACTATCTACATTTGTCAAGTTTAATGTCACAGTTCCTTGTATATCTGCTTCAAATACATTATGAGCTTCTAAATCACAAGCTGTAGTACCAGAAGATAATGCACCAAGGTCAGATACTTTTTCTTCGTATCCTGCAAGTTTAGGTTGTGTTAATTCTTGTCCATCAAAATCTACAGTACCTGTCATAGTTCCGCCTGCTTTAGGTAATGCTGCATCAGCTACAGTTTTAGCATTAGCAGCTGTATCATTAGCATCTACAAAATGTTCTGCTAATACAGCCATTCGAACAGTTGTTCCAATTTGATGGTCAGGCGGAGAAGTATATCTACCTTCTCTATCTCTTTCTAAATTAGTAATAGTTGTTCCACTTGAGTTATCAACTAAAACAACTTCACGATTAGATGCATTATCTGGGTCAATTACTAAAAAATAATGTGTACTGCTAGTACCTGGACTAGCTGATATAGCAGTTGAACCATCTGTTGTAGGTGCAGCTGCTAACGTTGTTGTTTTACTACCACTAGCTAAAAGTCCTGCAAGTGTGCTTTCATAAAAGTTGACTATTTTTGTTTGTCTTACTGCCATTATGCTCCGTATCTCATTATACCAAATGCTGCAATACCTGGTACATGTACAGACGTTACATCTGTAAGTGTAGTTTGTCTAGTACCACGCACAGTTATTATAGCAAAGGTTGTATCACTTCCTGCATTATTATTAGAAATAACAGGATAAGTTATAGATTCTACAACACCACGTATAATTTCTTTAGGTTGAAATAACTCTAATGTAATAGAATCACCTTCTTTATCACGTAATGCTGAATATAATTTGTCACCTAAACCTTTAACTGTTATTGGAGTTCTTCCAGGTCTTTCTACTCTATCACTAATATTGATAGGTATTTGTGCAACTACAAGTTCTGGTCTAGCTAATGCACGAAACTGCACAGATTTTACTTTAGGTGTACTAACACCATCACTTGATTTTAAAATAACTTTACCAATTATATATCTAGCTACTTCTGCTATTTGTTTTTCTTCATCACCAGTACCAGATACTTGTGTAAAAGCATCAGTAAATGTAGCTGTTTCAGGATTATCTAAATCTTCAAATTTTGTTGTATATTTTAAATCTACAGAAGTATTGGAATCTAAAGCAATTGTAGATATTTCTGCACCAACAAACTGTTTAGATTCAGCTGTAAAGAAATCTGCAGCAGATAATACTAAATAACCTTCTGATTCATATGTAGATGTTTCTTTATATGCGTCACTACCTGTAACAGATATTATAAACTTACCATCTCTTTGTACTATTCCTTGTACAAAACCATTACCAGCAGTTTGTAAATCTCTAGCTATACCACCTGTTGGTAGATAATATCGCCACAAATTTACTTCATTAGTTGCTTCTTTTATTCCTACATAGACACTATCTCTAGATACAAACATAGATTTAGGTGTGCTATCTACAGCAGTATTCCATTCTTTTATTAATTGTCTATTAGCTAATACATATAAATTATCTGCAGCAACTAATTCTAATTTATATAAACGTCCTATATTTCTAGATACTTCTTTAGTACCAATAAAAACAATGCCCTCAGCAGCAGCTATTGAATGTACTTCTTCAAAAGGTATTTTTGTTTGTCCTTGATTAACAAATACAGCAGAACTTAATTTAAAAGAATATACAGTACCATCTGTACTTGAAGCTAATACTGCAGCACCACCATCAACAATACCTGTAAAACTATGTGTAGGTTCTACTTCTACTATGCTATCTCCATCAGCTAACCAAGTTACATCCCATGCATCAAAAGGACTTTTTTCCCAAATGTATTCAGCTGTACCATCATTACCTGTAATCCATAATCTATTTTTTACATACCATACACCTGTTAATCCACCAGAACTAGATTGTGCAGTAGTTAATACAGTATAAGAACTACCATCATATTTAATTAATTGTGAACCAGATGTACCATTTGCAGTAGTAGCATAAAATCCATTACCAAATGCAGCTATACCTGTAAAGTTATGTGTTGCACCTGATGTTCCAGCAACTATTGCAGTCCAACTTGTACCATCATATTTGTGTATAGTTGTACCATCTGTTATATATACATCACCATTTGTAGTTTGTGTAACGTAGTTATTTGTTGCAGCAAAAGATAAACTCTGTGCAGCAGTTGTAAAAAGTAAATGTAAATTATAAGAAGTTTCATCATCACCATGAAATACATCTACACCTTTACTATCCCAAAATCTATTTACATCATCAGGTTGACCATCAGCTCTATGTGCTGTATCTAATCCTTGTCCTGCACTAAAATTATTTCTTGAATATATACGTCCTAAATTAGATGTAAAGTCTTCAGGATTTTGTTTAACATTAACTTGTTGTCCCGATTGTACATCAGAGGATTGTATAGTCATTTGTCGTTCAGGTGATACAGCTGTACGTAATAATAAATTATCTATTTTTAAATCATATCCGTATCTTTTAGGATTAGATATTGTCGTAGTATCTGCAACTCTTGGCATTATGTTGGATAAAGTACGCTATTAAGTTGTACTGGTTCTGGGTATTTAGACCTTAAATTACTTCTAGCTTGTTGTATTAATAACTGTTGATATCTTAATAAAGATTGTCCAATACTATTTGAATTACCTACAGGATTTACTGAAGTTTCTAATTGTTCTGTTATGTATGAAGTGTTAAGTTTAGATATATCTTTACCTGCAACTAACTGTGCAGCTACACCAGTCATAACAATTGGTTCATATTCTTCTTCTAATCCTATAGAAGCTAATGTATTTGCTTCTGCAGTAGGAGCTATAAATTTCTTTTTAAATGTTACAAATACAGTATGACCTGCTGATATACCTACAAATTGTACTGCGTGTACAACATCAGGTCCTGTTGTATATGTTTTAGTTCTTTCTGTTTGTGTATCATCTGTAAATACAAATGGATTAGGTAAATCAATCATTTCTATAGCTACACCATTGTATTTAAGTCCTGTTTGGTCAGAACCTGATTGCCAATCTGTATATTGTGATATAGCTTTTAATGGTGCTACTAAATAATTATTACTATCTACATCACTACCATGTGTTCCTAGTAATTTATAACCAGTACTGGCAGTAAGTTCTATTGTTTGTACAGCAAATAATGTAGGATATAAGTTTTTAATTTGGTCACATACAGCTTCATATACATTTTTACGAGGAAATGCAGGTGCTATTTTAATCATATCTCCAGCACTATGTGCAGCAGCAGAAGTACCACGTTGTCCTCTTTTAACTGTAATACTGTTTTCTACTGTATTAACAGCAGTTGTATACATTAATTCTTGACCTATTTCTACAATAGCACCAGCTTCTAAAGCATCTTCTTCTTCAACAGAAAACAAATTATCATCATAAGCTATAGTTGTTACAGAATCATTAATACCACCAGTAATATAAGAATAAGACTCTACTTTATCTACAGGTTCTAGGTATTCTCTATATACCCTATCGACTAGGTCGCCTACTGTGCTACTCACGAGGCCTCCTAACTTTGTTTAAATATTAAATTTATTGTTCTATCAGCTGCTTCAGTTGCGTTAGATGTAATTCTTAAAGAACCAGCAGTAGCAAAAGCCCAACCACTAGGGTCTACCCTTACTACATCTCCAGCAGTAACTGTATATGATACTTCAGTACCATCAGTTTCTACTACGTCTACCCAAGTACTTCCATCAAATGCGAAATCAAATGTTACTGCAGTTCCAGTCATTGCTGCTGGAAATACAATACCAGATAGTAATAAACCATCACACTGTGCAGCTGATGAGTTATTAGCGTCTGCTGAAACGTCTATTAAAACTTCTTTTTGTAATTGCATATCTTCCTTACTATAACAGAAGAAAAGGGTGAGAGGTGGATTCCCACCCTAATCTTCAAAGTTGTTAGTCTTTAACTTTAGCTATCTTCAAATGGTATGAAGGAGGACCGAAGTCGTATCCCATCTCCATGTAGATACCTTTAGCGACTTTTGCATCAGCATTTTGGTCAATATCTCTTACGAATACTGTTCCGTATCCAGGGATATTTGTAAAGGCTGGTTGTATAAACGCAAAGTCTAAGATAAACGCAGTGTTGTCAGGCAAGATATTAGGGTCAATAACCATCATTCCAATCTGTCCGAATGGAGTAACAATTACGTCAATATCAATACCAGCAAGGTTTCTATCTCTAGGTAAGATAGCACCTGTAATTCCAACATTACCAGCTAGTAGTTCTTTGTTAAGGTCTAAAAGATGTTTTGGACTTAAGCAAAGTACTGGCTGTACCATTGGAGCATGTGCATCATACAATCTCTTAAGAGAGTTAGCGATAGCATCCCAAGATAATACTTGGTTTGAACCTGTAGCACCGTTACCTGTTGTACCGTTCCAGTAAACGTTTCCGCCTACATAGTCAGGAGCAACAGTATTATCAGCGTTAGCATTTAGTGAGCAGTATTCAGAAATACCACGCATTTCTCTAGTACCTTGTCCAGGTGTAGCGTTAGCTCCATCTGCATAAGTACCGTTGAATGCGAACCATTCTACTTCTCTAGCTACTTTTTCAAGAGCCAAAGACATTTGCTCTGCAAATTCATCAACTATTGGATTACCACCGAAAGAAGCTAATAAAGTTCCTGCAGTAGTTGTACCATCACCATCAGATGAGTTAACGGTATTAATTGGACCGCCAGCTGCATTAACAGAAAATGGATTTTGATTTTGATATGTTGCCATAGCTGTGTAAGTCATCTTGACACCTTTATGGAATATCTGTGTTACACCTGTGTACGCAACTCTATCTCTTCCAAGATATTCAGTTGGTGCGTCACCTTCTTTACCAGCTGTTGGTTTAGCTGATACAGTGTGTCCGTCAGCAGCTTGGATTTGCCAGAAAGTAGATTGTAAAACCTTACCTCCGTTCAAGCCACCTGTTGCAGATAAGAAAGGAGTTCTTTGACCACCTACACGAAATAGCTCTCCCGCAAAGTTATTAATCTTTTGGGAGTAAAGTGTGTCACCTGTGAGCGATATAGTCGCCATGGTTTACCTCCGTGTATTGTCGTATTAAATTCTTTTACTTATTTTGTTTTTCGTTATCCATGATGGTTAATTTAGCTCTAAGAGAATCTTTTACTGAAGCTCCTTTTAAAGCAGCAACTAATTCATCATTGATATCCATTGGTACATCTGAGTTAGAATTTGCATCAAGTGCAGCTACTCTAGACCTAGCATCATCTTGAACTTGTGGTGCAGGTTCAGGTTGTGTTACTTCCTGTACTTGACCAGTTGGTTCCCAACCATACTCGTCTTTAGCAAACTGTGAGATAGATTCTGTATTAACAGGCCCATCATACACTTGTTTTAACGCCTTACCGAAACCCTTGTCAGTAGATAATCCTAAACTACCAAAGACATTATCTATCTCCTTATCTTTATAAGAAGCTAGTTCTGCCTCAAGTTTTTTGATAGCATCATCTTTTCTATCAATTGTTTCTCTCATTTGTTTTACACCGTTATCTGGTGCATCAAATTCATTCATTTTGTACCTCCACTATGTATTAACCTATCAGACAAGACCATAGGCATCTTGCCGTGGTGCTACCTTAAACACTTGACTTATCACTCTGGTAGCTACAAGCTATAAGTCCATTACTCTACGGTTTTTAATACGAGCTTTCAACGTAGGCTTCGAAAGCTGAGTGCAGGTCTATTAGCGGACCACGCAACGCTTAAACTTATTATACACTAATCAGCTGTAAGTCCAATTACTTCATCACCTTTTTTAGCAGCACCTAATGTTAATCCACCTCTAGATTGTACTTCTGATTGTATACGTTGTAATCTTTGTTGTGCAGATGTATCTCCTAATGCAGCGTCTTCTAGAGTACTTATATCTAAATCTCTACCAACAGATGAAGCTTGGGATATAAAGTCAGAAGCTGTACTGTAAACACCTTTAGCTTGTTCTTGTGTAAATCCAAGGTTTCTTAGCTCTTGGAATCTACCAAATGTTGTAGTAAACCCTCTAGATGATGCTTCGGCTTGTAATTGTAATGTTGCTATTTCTCCAGCTAATACCTTATCTTGTATCTTAGGATTAATTAAAGCACCAAATATAGTAGGTGCATCAAGGTTAATATTAAATCTTTCTCTAAATAGTTTTTCTACTTCAGGTATTTGGTCTTTAACACCACCGTATACCATATCTATTCTAGCTTGAAACTCTTCAGCAGATACAGGGTCATCTGTTTCAAAACCCGTAGCCATGTCGTCAAATTCATCTTCAAAATCTGTAAAATCTTTTATACCTACTTCAGCTAATGTTTGTTTATAAGAAGCTTTAGTACTTAAAAATGTCATTTCATCCATAACTAATGTTCCATCATCACGCATTAATTTACCAAAGTTATCTTTCCAAGCTTTAGTTTGTCTAGTAGTACCTATAGCAACGTCAGGGTCACCTGATTTAACCCATGCTTTTGCAAACTCATCTATAACTTCATCAGGTAAAAAATTATATAAAGCTTTTGCAATAGTAGTTCCTTCTGATATTGTCCTTCCACTATCATTTGGTTTAGGACTGCTAGTTGTTTCTCCCTGATATTGTTTAGCAATACCTGGATTACCATTAGCATCTTGTCCTGGATTTATGTAATCACCAGGGTCTAAATAAACATCATTATCTACTATCTGTCCTGGTCTAAATTTAAAAACATTAACATTATCTACTGCTTTATTTGTTGGTCTTCCTAATGTATCAAACGCCATTATCCTACATAACTCCTACTAGCTACTATACCTTTACCAAATGTATCCATCATTGCACCTGCTAAATCATTTTTAACTTTTTGATTACCAGTTTTTAAACCATAATTTCTTAAACGTTCTAGTTCTTTACCACTATCATTCATTTTTATAATTTCATCAAGTAATGGGTCATTAGATTTTAAGTCTTGTCCTAATATAGATTTAGCCATTTGTTGTTTAGATGCAACAATTTGTTGCCAAGATATATCTTCATCATACATATCATAAAATTGATATCTTGTTTTCTTTAGTTTATTAATTAAACTTTCTCTAGCACCAGCATTGTTACGTATCTTACCAGCTTCTTCTGATACGTTGTATGTAGCATGTAAATGTTCTGGTAAATATTGGTCTAATAAATCTTGTACATCAGATTCTCCTACTTTAGTAGTAGCTACTGATATACCTTCTAATGCATTTAATACACCATTATCTAACACAATATTTGCAGATGGGTCAAATATTCCATTCATTTGTTCTAATGCTTCTGCTTGTGAAAAATATCCTTTATTTGTTTGTGTTGCTAAATAATCTATAACAGATTCAGGTAGTTCACTGCCATAAGATTTAGCAGCTGTCTTTGTAAATAAATTGTAGTAACTGTTGTAGTTCTTTTGATATTGTACTGGGTCAGTATATTCCATTCTTTCAGATGTAATTTGATTCTGTGTTACACCTAAAGAACTTAATATATCACCGTATGCATCTGTTTCTTCTACATTTGCTATAGCAGCTTTCATATCTCCACCAGTACCAATCAACTCTGCAGTTAATAATGACACATACTCATCATTAGATAACAACCTAGAAGTAATTCTTTTTCTATTTCTTTTAACAGACTCTGCAAAGTTTTGTGCTATTTCTACTGCATCTGCACCTTCAGGTAAATCTAATGCACCAACAGGAACACTAACTAATACATCACTATCTAAGAAACCTTTATTAAAATCTTCTTGTGATATATCAGGTCTTAAACCTGCATCAGCTCTTGCTTTAGCTTCTACATCATCACCATGTTTACCTTTATCTCTTTTAGGTGAGTTAGATATATCTCCTAGTAAAAATGTATCTGGTAAATCTAATATGTAGGTGTAGTTACCCATATCCATAGCTAACTTGTAACCTTCTCCAGTTACATAAATTATTTCTTGACCTTCATAATCACCAGCAAAATTTGAATAATCAAAACCAGTTTTAGCTTCTTCTACTGTATCTACTGTTAACTCACCCATCTGTAAATGCTCCCATTGCTGCTTTTATTTTAGGCCCTAAAAAATCCATGCCTTTTTGTTCTATTTGCATAGCAGGTGACATAGTAGTTGCAGTTCCTATTTGGTCTACAAAATCTATTAACATATCTATTTCCATACCTTCTGTATAATCTTTAGAATCTATATCAAGACCAAGAGCTTCTCCAAAAATAGCTGATTGTGCTAACTGTGCTCTTGAACTTGCTCTACCTGCACCTATAATCATATTACCAGCAAAGTTTGCAGCTTCATATCTTGCATAAGCTGCTCCTAAACCACCTAAACCAAGACCTGCTAAAACTCCTACTATAGCTGTTTCTATAGGGTCTATTATTTTACCAAGCATATTACCTATAGTTTTTACAGCACTTTTAACAGGCACATTGTATTTATCTGCTACAACTTTAACAGCAGCTATATCATTACCACCTTTTGGTAATATACCTTCTTCACCTCTTACAGCACCAGTAGCACTTACATTTTTACCAGTTCCTTGTAAATCAGAACGTTGTGCTTCAAACAAAGTAGCTTGTAAGTCAGTATCCACCATACTGTGTACCATTCTTTTATCATCTTTCCACCAATACAAAACATTTGGGTCTATTTCTAAAGTTTGTTTTGATTTAACAAAGTTACCCTTTTCATTAACAACTCTTGGATTAAATGAAGTAACACCATCATCAAGTAATCTTAATACTTGTTCTCCAGGTACTTTTCTATATCCTTTACTTGGCATAGTAGAAGTTGCTTTAAAAACAACATCAGTATTTTTTTTACGTGTTGTAGCTGTTGATTCTTGTTTACCACGATAGTCTGACATCTTTCCTTTTTCATCTACAGTAAATACTGGTTCAGATTTATCTGCGTCAGCTTTACGTGCAGCTGCTATTAATTGGTCTAAGGGATGTATTGCTTCTTCTTCCATTATCCTCCAAACATATATGCAACCATATCATTTTGCATTTGTCTAACCTTTCTACCCTGTTCTACAGCATCTATTTGCTTACCAAATTCATCTTCTACCTGTTGGGCCATTATTTCTTGTGGAGAATCTGTACTAAACATAGATAAGTCTATTACTTTTTCTGCACCATATTGGTCAGCTAATGCCTGTCTATCTGAATCTAATTCTAAATATTCTGGTTGTGATTGCATAAAGTTATAATCTTGTAACTGTTGTGCTTTACTTCTAGCTTGTGCAAATGCTATAGAGTAACTATCAGCAAAGTTAGTTGACCATTCATCTAGTTCTTCTTCAGTTGCACTTCTACCTAATTTATTTTCAAAGTATGCATCAACCATATCTTCTAATGCAGATTTACTAGGTGGTATAAATTCTTCAGCTAACTCCCTAGCTATCTCTGCTTCTTGTACTTCATCTAAAGTATCTTGTTTTTTAGCAAGTTCTTTTAATGCTTCGTTAAATATATTTCTATGTATATCCCACTCACCGTAAAGGTTCTGTGATTCACTAAAATACACAGGGTCTTTTGCAGATATTGATTCATATAACTCAGTGCCTGGTACAGCATGCATATTTTTATCTGCCCAGTTCATTACATACATTATTGATGCACGTAATTTTTCTGACATTTCGCCTTGACTTTCAGCAAAATAATTATCTGGTACTAAATTATTGTTAGTTAAAAAGTTTTGAAATTGCAGTATTTCGTCAGTTGTAGCATAGTTATCAAGTATGTCACTTACTTTTGTACCTTTAAAGTGACCAGCAAATGGCATAAGAGGTTGCTTACCATTAATTAAAACTGCAGTACCATCATCATTATATGCAGGTCTAAGTATTGTTTCACCTGTCATTAAGTTAAAGTATGCTTGTGCTTGTATTTGAGCTTCTAACTGTTCCTCTTCAGGTTGACTTGCAACCCAATTAAATATATCTTCTTCTGTAGGAGCAAAACCAAATATTGTATTTAACTCGTTATATATACTTTGGTCAATACCATATGTTTCTAAGTCTTTTGTTTGTGCATCTTTACCAGATACAGCTGCAGGAACTTGTGATTGAAACTCTTGTTTACTTGGTTGTGTTGTAGTTTTAGCTGCTTCTACTCTTTCTTCTACAGTAGCAACAACTTCTTTAGCATTAGCTTTTTGTGTAAATGGTTTACTATTCCACCAACTTACTACATCTTCAGCTTGTTCATCTGTGAATATAACTTCTGTTTCAACGCTTGGTAACAAACCTTCTTCTACTGCAGTTGATAAAAATTCAGTCCAAGATATAGGAGCTCCTTCACCAACAGCTTTATCCATCTGCATTGTTTTCCAAAGTTTTTTAAATAATGCTAAATTCATTTTATCCTTCTGGGAAGTAGTCTAATACTTCCTGGTCATCTCTATATAACTTTAACAGAACTCCTGTCCATACACCCCAGAACTCAGGGTATTCTTCAATTATTCCATTAGCTGCATTAGCAACATAAATCCTCAAAGCTTTAGCTCTAGGGTCCTCTGATTGTAACCACCAATCAGGATTCTTAGTACTAGAGTATTCAGTAGATAGTGCTGATGCATAATCCCAATGTTGCATTATAGCAGCGAAACCTTTACCAGAGTCAAGCTCTAATATTGCTGGATTAACTAACCATTGTTGTTTCATTTCATTAAATATATCTTCAGTAGAAGGTGGGTTCATTTGACCATATTCTTCTGATTGAAAACCAGGTAATGCAAGTTTTAATTCGTTTCTATAACTACGTTTAAATATAGTTTTTTGTTGTGCAGTTAATGTTTCTAGTGCATCTATTTTCTTTGTAAAAGTTTTATATCTAAAAAAACCTAATGTATCATTGACAGCTCTACGATATTGGTCAGGACTTAACAGTGTTTTTTCTACAACAATATCGTCATATCTTTTTTCTTCATAAGGATTATCTATGTTTAAGTAATAACCACTGATTTTTAAACTATCAAATATTTCTGGATTATCTTTTTGAAAGTTTTGTACTCTAACACTTGTAGGTTGTTTACCTACTTCTGATTGTGACCTAGGGCTCATCATGTATGGATGTTCTAATCCATATAGTTCTAGATATTCATTGTATGTAGCTATATCATTACCATTATTTTTTTCTCTAATTCTTATATATTCTTCATACAAAGCAGCTTGTCCCCACAAATGTCCTTGTTTATCTTCTACAAAAAACTCTGGTTTAAATCCAGTAGGACCAAAGAACTGCACCATAAATTCAAATGCAAACAAAGTACCTGATTTTTCTTTAGCAAACTCTAAGTAAGCAAGTTCTATTTGTCCTTGGTTTAAATTAGCTTTAGATGTATTAGGTGCAACTATATCTAAATATTTATCTAACTTACCAGATTCATACAATCTCTTAGGTTCTCCTGCAGATACACCCCATCTAAATACATCAATAGTTTTCTTAGCACGCATCTTTTCTACTTCACTACTATTTTCTGTAATATATTCAAAGTCTTCTGGTTCTAATAACATTGCTCTACCTTTTTTATATACAGGAGATACAGCAAATACATCAGATACTTCTTCTGGTGGTGGGAAATCACCAAACAAGAACTTCTCAAATTCATTAGCCCAACCATATTTAGCACCTAGTTTTGTTGAAGCTGTTTCTATTTTTGGTAATACTTTGTCTATACCAAATGCAACTAATGAGTTAGGACCAGGTACAAATCCTTGTGCTAGTAAGTTAACACCTTGTAATTGTCCTCTAGGTGATATTTGTACATTTTGTTCTCCATCTGTTAACTCATCATCAAATATTAAGTTAGACATAAAACCACCAAATGGATATACAAAGACATCTCTAGTTGGGTCCATAGGGTCAGGTGATATAAATCCATCTTCTGAGCTAGCACCTAAAGCATCTGCTGCTCCACCACCACGTACACCTAAATGAGCTTTTCTTAATACATAAGGGTTTTCTCCAAATAGCTGTCCCCATGTTTGAAATACCTCAAACCATACTTCAATAAATGGGAATATATTCACAAGCTTGTCAGATAGTGTATGTCTTTGTTTTGTATCGTATAATAATTCTTTAACACCAGCTAATGCATAAGCTTTAGATTCTGTATTCATTACTTCATAATTTGATATTTTTCCTGGTTTATATAATTTATTAAGACCAACCATTTCTTCTATAATATCTTTTGGTACACCAGCTTCTTTAGCTTCTTTTATAAATTTACTTCTTAATCCTTTATCAAAATCTTTAAATCTATCTTGGATATACATCCATCTAAATTGTTTAAATGTAGTTGAACGGTTTAAATAACCAATAGGTTTTGTCATTAATCTATCAAATATTGCTTGATAAGCATTATCCATCATATCTTCTACTTGTCCTAAGAAGTTTTGTGGTGTCATGTCTTCAGCTTTATCTACAATTTGTGTAAGAGTACCTGGGTCAATACCATCTGTTTTGTTATAATATTTAGCTAATTCATCAGTAATTTTTGATTTTTTAAACTTTTTAAGAAATACATCTTCTGTACTAAAAAATTCTACAATGTCTTTTTTATTACTACCTGTTGTACCAAACTTTGTAAGTTTACCTTCAGCTACCATTGTTCTTATAGCAGAGTTACCACCATTACCACCTTTACGTAATGCATATGTAAATGCACCTTTTTTATTTTTAACTGCATCTTTAGCAATATCAAATGTACCACCTGATATAATTCTTATTCTAGATTCTAAGTATTGTAAATGTTGGTCTAAATCTCTATGGTTATCATCTATAAAGTTTGCGGCTTTTTTACCTTTGTATCTTATAAATTGCAATCTTGCTTCTCTACCTGCAGGACTAGCAATCCATTCTGCTAATTCGTCTGAACCATACCCATGTCTAGCTACTGCTGCTGCTAATGGGTCACCTCTTAATAATCTAAGTTCGTGATATACAGATTCTACTATTTGTGGTTCAGTTAATTCTGATGTTTTTCTACCTAAGTATTCTACGTATTTATTATTTTTAGGTTTATTTGCACCACCTGCCATATCTTCATATCGCATAGTTTTTTGCATAGCTTCCATTACTTCTTCTTGCATTAAGAAATCAACAGCATCTGGATTGTATTGTGCTCCTTTATATTTACTGAAAGGTAAAGATTCTAATATTTTACCAACACGTGAATTAGGATTATGTGCAGCTAACCATTGAAAGTATTCATATGGTCTGTTATAAATACTAGACAATCCTTTAACTGCTATACGTGCTTGTTCTTCCATAAATACACGAGTAAAGAAAGCAGCTCTCATTAATACAAAAGGTTTAAATAAATTTCTTGTATAAAAAGACATAACATTGCTTACAAAGTTATTCTCTAATCTTTTAACATTTAATATTCCATCATCAAATGGATTAGGAATAGCATCATCTGCTTTGTTCCATGACAAGTGTTGTGTTTTATATTTGAGATAATTTTTACTATCAGAAAGAATACTTGTAGCTTTAAACTGATTATCTGGATATGCTTTAAATAAAGGTCCTAATGCACGTTCTAACAATCTATAATCTAACAATGGTGCAATATTGTCTTGCATTTCACTAAACATAGAACCACTCATAGTAGTTACAGCATTACCTAGTTCATCTGTTGCGTAACCTAATTCATTTATTTCAAATCCTCTATAGTTAGAACCAATGTTAGGAAGTATGTTTTTGTCTGCATCAGTTGCATATATTTTCATTTTATTAAGACCTTCAAACATTTTTGCTGCATGGTCTGCTATATACTCATGATTACCACCTCTAGCTCTTACCATCTTTAAATCTCTAGAAGCTTGTTGAAAAGCAAAATCTCTATATGCAGGTTTATCTAATGGATTAATTGCCATAAAATCTTTCATAATTTTATTAGCAGTATCTGCGTCATAACCATTAATTTGCAAATGAGATGACAATTGTTTATACCCAACATTTAAATTATTAAGAGGTATTCCCATGTCAGGAACAACTCCTAATAACTTTCTGTAATAAGGATTGTATGTAGAATTAAAGTTAGAACTAAAACCTAAATATCTTTCAAACTTAGGTGCACCTGCTAAATCTAACTTTTCTAATGCATATGATGGTGTAACGTTTTCTAACTTAGCTAAAGCTGATGCTTTATCAGATACTGCATCCATAGTATCAATAACAGCTTCATTACCTACCTCTACTAATTTAGATGGTTCTTTTCTAGATTTTCTTATAGGAAATACACCTTCACGTAGTTTTCTTGTTTTTTCACCAGCCCAACTACCAAATGTTCTGTAGTTAGCATTAGGGTTTAAACCAGTAGATTGTAAAAATTTATTTACTGCAAGTGAACCAGTCTTAGGCAACATACGTCCAGGTAATGTATAAGGTACTACTTGTCCTACATCATTACGTATTGCATAACCTGATGATGAAATCATATCATCAAACATACCTTGTACTTTTCTCCAATCAGTTTCTGCTACAATATCTGATTGAACTTGTGCAGGTAAATGTCTAGTAATTGGATTATTACTAATTAAATACAGATTATCTTCTTCTGCTAACGCTTTAAAGAACTCAATATTAGTATTGTTGTTTAATATCTCATCTTTTGTAGTTTGAAAGAATTTAGGTACTCTACCAAATAAAGTATGTTCTTTTTTAATTTTTCTAAGAGCTTTCTTAGTAGTGCTTATATCTTTACCAATTGTTTGATTTGTTATCAATTGACCTGCATTATTAACTAATTTACTTAAATTACCTGTACCAGTAGCTCCATCAATCTCTGGTCCTACTTCTTCTAAAATATTATCTGCTAAGTTTTTGCTACTTACTCGTACACGTTTTTTACTAAACTTAGTGCCTTTAACTAATGCACCTTCATCTAATAATTCCATAGCAGGATTAACTCTACGTAATCCTTTACTAACGTTTTTAATTCCTTTAATACCTTTACCAGCTAATAATTCTGGTGCAATTTGATATGCAGCATCAGTTAAACCTGACATAACATTAAAAGCTTTAGAGCCAGGTGCAAAGACTTCAGCTGCAGTTACTCTACCTGGTGAGTATTCAAGCAATATATCTCTATCTGCCCACTCAGGTCTAAAGTAATCTTGTTCTGATTGTCCTGCCCAAAAGAATCTTTGTTGTGCTCTACCTGCAAAAAAATTAATTTTATTAGGATTAAATGCAGAAGTGTAATGTATTTCGCCATTTTCATCAAAATTCTTTAATGGAGCTCCTATATTGCTATAAATAAAATCTCTAGCTTGGTCAGGTGACATTCCATAATCTGTAGTTAATGCAACATAATAAGGTGTTTTTTCTGCTTTTACAGATTCTAAAGTAATCTTTGTACTTCTATCAAAGTTTAATGGCTTACCTTCTGATACAGCTCTAAACATAGCAGCAAGTACAGGTTCCCCACCCATCTTATGTGCTTCTTGTATCATATCAATTTGTTGTCTAAGTTCATCCATTGTTCCAAGTTCTTGTCCTAATCCAGACACTTGAGTACCACTAAGGTCTATTTGCAACATATCTTGTGCTTTTTGTGGTGTATAACCTTTTTTAAGTAATTTATCGTATGACCTTAAATCTCTTAGATATGCTTGTGACCTACCTACTTTCATAGGTTGTCCAGGTGATAATGCATTTACAGCAGAACCTATGACAGACCATTTACCTGATGGACCAACTGTTTGAAAGAAAGCATCTAAAGCAGCAAATGCCCATACACCATATTGAACATCTCCTGGTTTAGCTCCTCCTGGCATTAATCCACCTGTCCATAAGTCACCCCATGTCATCTTCATATTGTTTTCTACATGGTCATATTGATATCTTTGTTGTAATTCCTGCCATAACTTAGCTTCGTTATAAAGTTTATTAGTTCTACTAGACTGTGCTATTTCTTTAACAGCTTGATATTCAGGTGGTATTCCTAAAATACTCATACCTAATGCAGTACCTGTATCTAATTCAGTAGGATACTTTTCTAGATTTTCTAATACTTGTTCTGGATTAGTTTGTAATAAAGCATTATATTGACTTGCTTGTTGTTCTAATTGTCTACGTGAATTAAGTATGTCATAATACTCATTTCTATCATTGAGTATAAATGCCACTATATATTCCTATTGTTAATAATCTCCAATAATGTAGGTGTTGGATTAATTTGATACAAAGCTTGCAGTATAGCATCAGTATTATCAGCTATAACAGTAGGTCCAGCACCAGCTCCTATAGGTTGTCCTTGTGTAACAGGTTCCCCTGGTCTTTCTGTTGGTGCAAACACATTGGGTGCTACAGGCATTGGATTTTGTTTTGGTAACGGAGCAGCCTGTTGTTGTTCTACAAATGCTTTATTTGCACCGTAATCAGCGTCAGGTAGCCTTCTAAGAGGTTGTTTACTACTTCCTGGGCCACCATCAGTTCTTTGTCCACCTTGTGGTGTAGCTACAGCTGCAGGTTTTTTTGGTTGTCTATACCCACCTCTACGATTCTTTGCCATAAAACTCCCTAGTAATCAAAACTATTATTCCTGGCATAGGAGTAATAATTTCTGTTACTTGTTCAGATAAAATATCTATCTCGTCTGTTACACCGTATTCGCTGTACATTAAATCCCAGAACTCTGAATCAAAATAATCTTGCATACTATAATCCGAATGCTTGTGCCATTGTTGGAACATTGTTACCACCTAACTGTTGTTGCATCATTTGTTGTTGTATCATAGCTTCTTCTTGTGGTGACATCTGTGGCTCTTGTGGAGTATAGAACTGTTTCATAATTTCAGTTACAGCTCCTGGATACTCATAAATAGCTATAGCAGCCATTGTAGCTGCAGGGTCACCTTGTGCAGACCTAGCTAAAATACTATCAAATAAAACACCTTCTGCTTTATTTTTTCTAATGCGTTCTTGTACTTTTGCTATATTTTCTAAACCATCAATATTATCTTGTAAGGTTTCTACGTCTATAACACCTGCTTGTAACAATTGCAACCCAGTCACAATTTTTTGTGGTTCATCAAAACCAGCCATAACACCATAGATACGCCTTGTTCTAAAGTCGCCACCTATGTCATTAAGTGGTTGATAGTTCTCACTAAAAGCAGAACCGTTATAGTAACCTACAATAGGTTTCTTAGTTACACCTGTTGAATAAGATAATACAACGTCCATTTCTAAACGCTTCTCATCCATAGCTACCATGCCTGTTTTTATAATATCTCTGTATTCCGATATCATTAATGACATTGTGCTATTTAATTCTGATAATCCAGCACCAGTAACAAAACTGTTTGGTGATTGACTATCATCAGTTACAGGGTAACCACCTACCATACGCAACTGTCTTTCCAACCTATCTATTTGTTGGAACAATTGATATGGAATATTATTCATTGGTTTAGAAACTTGTGTACCTGGAGCTAGATAATTAACAGCAAATCTGCCTTTTCTATATTGTCCTGATTCTATCTCTCCAGATATGTTAGTTTCTGTAAACACAGAATCTTCCATTGCAATTGCAGACATTATGTTAATCTTTGCCATCATAGCCATTAGTCCTATGACATGGTCGTATTGACCTTTTAGTTGGTCAAAAGAAACTTTCTTCATAAATACAAAAGGTGGTGTAGATAATACGTTAGGTATAAAGTCAAGAATCATATTCTTTTCTGGAAAAACTACATAAGTTCCACCCATGTCGTAGTATTCAATAATTCTTACACCAGAGTATGTATTGTCTTCCCAACCTTGTTCTCTGTTATTTTCATAAGACATAAATGGAGTTGCAGTATCTGGTGCATTATCTTCATCATCATCTTGTTTTAAAATCTCTTTAGCAAACTCAGGATAAATTTGAGCTAGTTTATATCTAGGTACACGTCTTAGTACTGCCATTTCTCTAGGTTGTTGGTCAGGACCAAAGTTACCTGGGAATGTATCATAAGGGTCACGTAGTTCAGCACTAGGATAGTAGTGACCATTCTTATCTTGCTTAGTTGTAATTACCCATGCACAAAAACCATAACCAGGTAGCCATCTAGCTGCTTGTTGTAATTGACCTAATAGGTTTTGTTTTTCATCATAGCTAGTAACAATACGTTCTAGTTTTTCTGCACGTTGTTTACTTCTACTTGAATCATTATCGTTAGGTACATCTACTCTAACTTGAGGTATTCCAGATACTTTTTGTGCAAGTCGGTCAATACCAGACTGCAACATGTTAGGAGCTGGTAATAAATCAGCATCACTTGTTTCCATTGTATTACCTAGTAATGCTTTTATACCATCAGCACCACCATTAAGAATTGCTTTGATTCTAGCTTTTTGTACTTGTCTTTCTTGAACTAACTTACCTGATGTAAGTTCAGCTGCATTTCTAACTATCTCTTGATAATTTTTAATGTCTAGGTTTTCTATCCCCACGGTGCCTCATTCATTTCTGTAATCTTATAATCTCCATAACTTGGGTTATAGTCTAACCCTATGTCAGCAGCATGCTCTTTTTGCATACGCCTAAAAACTTTCATTGGAAACCAACTAGCCATAACTATATCAGTCTTCTCTTTGTTTCTTTTAGAAACAGGTTTTCCATCAAAGTATAACAGTTGTTGTCTGTATTTCTGTACTTTAGCATTAGATTCTCCATCACCAGTAGGTAAATGTATTCTTCTATCTTCAAACAAATCAGCCATAGCACCTACACCATATAGTGGGTCATGTTTGTTTTTACCTGTCATGTGACCTTGTACTGTTATACCTGTACGTAGTGTAAATTCTTTTATACCTGCATCTTGTCTAATAGCAGATTGAAAACCATTTTCTTCAACTATCCAATGTCTACAATCATAGTTATGTAACCAATCAGCCATTTGGTCTAACGCAGCTCTAATTCCACCTCCACGTCTATTTTCTAAATCTACTAGATATAACTCTCCCCTGTACTGGTCTATTCCCCACAATACACTTGCTTGGTAACCACTTGATGCAGGGTCTAAACCAGCAACAAGGTAGAGATTTTTGTATACCTGTCCTAATACTAAATCACTACGCATACATTGGTCAATTATGTTCATAGTAAATATTTGCGTACCTTCTACATATGCTTGGTTGTAGTAAACCATTTCAAAAGTTTGTCTACCACCTGTTGACTCTGCAGAATTTAATCTAGATTGTAACCATTTAAAAGTTCTTTTCTTAGGCCATAACATACAATCTACATGCTCATCTTCTAAGTGTTCTGGTTTATCACATTCAATAGCATGTGCTGTTTCTACTATGCTTGTAAAATTATCTGAGTCAAGTAAGTGATTATATAAATCATCAGGATGTTGTCTAGAACCTATAACAATAACAGCTGTATGTTCCTCTTTACGACTTGATAATGTTGTAGTCCACCATTGTCTTGTAGATTCTCTAGCACCAGGTTGCATAGTTGTTTGATGGTCCTCAATGTCGTCAGCAATAATAATATCGCAGTCACGAGATAGAATCTTTCCACCTTTACCTACAGCAACCATAGTAGGTGATTTAATACCTGCAACAGTTCTAGTACCTACAGTAAATTGATTTTGTGACCAGTTCTTTCCTGACCTATTGTCTGGCTTGAAAGATGTACCTGGTAAACAAAAGTCTTCTTGTAATTCTTCATTAGTATCTAATACATCAAGTACAGCAGATAATGCATTCTTAGCAATGTCTTCGTTACCACCTACCCACATAATACGTACGTTAGGGTTTTTGCATATTTGATATACAGCAAAGTGTATTAATAATTCAGTCTTTCCATGTCGTGGGGGTGACAGTATCAGTAATTCTTTACCGTTATCAATACTATCTATAATGTTATTTATCCAGTTAGTATGAAAATCTGCGGTGTCGTATATTTCTCCTAGTTCTGTTCTAAAGTATCTTTGTCGGAAGTTCGAAAAATTTTCTAATGCAGCCTTCGCTTCTTTGGATAGTTCCCAATCTTCTGCAGCTACTTCGTTTCTAGTGTCTATTTTGTATGCTGCTAACATGCGACTGACAGTAGCCGAAGTGCAACCAAGGAGTGAAGCTGCGTCAGCTACTGCCATATCGCCAGTGGCCACTTGTTCAGCTATTCCTTCGCTTACGAAAGCTCGGTAATACTGTCCTCGTCTAACAGAAGCGTAGTCGCCCTCGTCAGACTTACGTTCTATATTAATAGGTTTTGTGTCAACTTTCTTGTTATAGTACTTATCTCTTGCAAATTGACGTTTTTGGCATGTAGGAGAACAGAATTTACGTTGTTTTCCCTTAAGTTTCTTCCTACAGCCCTCTGCTATACAGATAACATTATTGGTAGTATCTACCATTATTTCACTATCTTTCCTTAGATGTTTGTATAGTGAGAATTATATGCTATAGTCATGTTAATTACAAACACTAAACACAAGTAATATGTTACAGGTGAAGGTGCAATCGGGATGCAGAAAGCTGCTGACTGGCAAGACAGTACACTAGAAAGACAAAGGCAGTACCCAAGGACTTAAGAAAAGGTTTAGTTAGCTTCAAAAAACCATATGCCCGCTAACGCCCATTCTGACTGGGTTTCATACTGAATTACCAGCATATTCTATAGACCTTACGTACTATATGTAGAACATACAGATTGACATCTGGTAGTCATACGTAGTATGACCAGTATCGTAGATACTGTATCTCTAATTTTTGTACAGAGTAAGACATACTGTCTTCTGACTTCCTGAAGTCAGACAGTATGACTTCCTAGTACATTAAAATATAGAGATATATAGTTATTTAAGATACCTATACAGTCTTATGTAATATATATCTTTATGTCTAGAAGGTTCTCGAACTTCTGAGTTCGAACCTTCCGACATGAAAGGATATAATATGACAATTAAGTGTAAGAACCGCTGTGATAATGATGCAGTATTAAATGCATGGGACAATGAGCCAACCTTCGGTGGCGAATGTCGCCCATGTGCATTTAATCTTACAGGGATAGAAACTATCTGCAGTGTCTGTGCAGAGAGTTATGACCTAAGATATATCCGAGATAGCTGGGGAGGACACTCCAATATATGCACAACATGCATAGATGATGCTATCGAGGATATGCGTTATCTTAGATAATTATCATTCAGTATTCTTCCGACTCCTTGGAGTCAGAATACTGACTGATACTTATGTATCTTTATCTATATAGAAAGGAATAATTATGGATAAATTTAAAAATAAAAAAGTATGTCGTGTATGTAAAAGCGAAATCGTTTTTAAGAAAGACGCATACTGGAAACCAGCTAAAAATGGTATGACATATCCCCTAAATATACATTATGGTGCGTGTAGCACCAAAGTGTATTTAAATGGGGATAATGCTTGGGAAGTTTCTAGACAGGAACTAACCAAGATAGACCAGCTAAAGCTGGCTCTATTTAAATAATCAAATAAATTACTGTCCTTCCGACCTTTTGAGGTCAGGACAGTAATTATATATTGAAAGGATATAAATTGATTGTTGACACAATATACTGTCACGAATGTGACACAGAACATACTGCTGATTATTACTATCTAGTGTATCACACTGGATAGTATATATCACTCATCTTTCTTCAGACTCTTGGAGTCAGAAAGATGACTGATATATATTATGTAAGATAATAATATATATTATAAGGCATAAGCAAATATAGAAAGGATACTATGTCAAAACCAATGCAACCTGTAGTCTGTGGAATTACAGGTAAAACACTTACCGAATGGCGTGAACGCACATTCGTGCAAAGATACATTAATGGTTCTTTGCAAACCATTCCACTTTATCTCGATATCAACGAGGTAATCGCATTGCATAAGCAAAGCGAAACATACTTAGCCAAGAAAGAGGCTAAGGCAGCTGAAGCTGCATCTGATACTGAGGTATCAGAACCTGCTGAAACTGAAAGCACTGAAGTGCTGGAAGGAACAGCAGCCTATTAAACCGATAGGTTTTACACTCCCTATATTGTATAATGTAGGGAGAGTAAAGCTTATGGTAGCCGAAAGTAGGTGAGCCAGAATGGCGACCGAATTGTGCGTGCTACCATATCGCTTTCGCAGATAGCACACTGCGTAAACAAAAAGAGAGTGCTACATCATGAACCAAACACCCAAGTAGTCGTGCCACAGGAGTACGAAGTAAGTTAGTAGGTAATGACTGATGTAGCAAGAGATATCAATGAAGCAAGAAAGGTGATAGTACCAGTATGAATTGATGTAAACTATAAACTCAGGGCGTTAGTGAATTAGCCCAGGGGAGTGCTTATCCCTGGAACTAGCTAACGCCTGTATGAAATTGTCTAAAGAAAGGATAAACAAATGGACATAGATAAAGTAAAGTGTGCACTTGAAACACTCAAGGACATACTAGAACCTATGGACTTTGAACAAGTCAAAAGGACTGTTGGAAGTGCAATCATAGACTATCGTCAACACGAAGGTGAAAAGCGATATACAAATGACCTAAGTTATTTGAATATTGATATGAAGCTTGACGTTGACCAAGCTGACTATGAGGATATGCCCTTCTAATATCCAAGCTGTTGTCTGTCGCTGTTACCTTTACACCAGCGACAGTCAACATATGAAAGGAAACTATGGAATATATAAATACATTTAATGTACTTAAATACAGCGTAATGTTTTACGTAGTATTTAAATTACTAGAAAGATTAATATGATAAATAAACTAGATGAACTAAACAAAGACCAATTAAAACAAGTTATAGTGTGGACTCTAAACGATTTAGATAATGCAGCTACATCAACCAACTACCAAAAGCTTGACGACAAAGTCAAGGGTTGGTGTGCTATGTTAGCTGAAGCTGTTAGATATCAGATAGATAAAGCATTCAAACAAACTGTTAACGAAGATAGAAATTGGAATCAGTGGTTAAAAGACAATCCAACTGATGACGATTATATGGAGGAAGAATAATGGATAAAGATACTATACAAGCATTGAATGATATAATGGAAACACTACAAAAAATAGTGTCTGCTATTGAAACTCAAGGCGAATTTAACAAAGCTATCGTAGCTAAACTAGAAGCACTAGAGAATATAGAATACATGATTAGTTAATTGCAGCCACACTGTAATGAACGAAGCTACTTACAATGCTAGTCCCAATAATTGCTAGCCATGCTAATACATTGCATGTCCCTGTTGTAGGTAGCTTGATAGGTATCAAGAACTGTACGTCATAGCGTGCTGTGAATAGGTGGAGGTACTTATCAAGCTATCTA